GGCCGGCACGTCTCGAGCGCCTTGTAGGCGATCACGACGAGCTGCACCGCGTCGTCGTGATCGGGACGGTCGGCCAGGATCGTCTCCTGTTCCGGGGTCGGCTCGCGTCCCTTCGCCTCGCCCATCTCGAGCGACGCGATCGTCGGGCCCGCCTTTTCTTCCCAGGCGAGCCACTGGGCTACTTTTTTCCCAGCTCGGTGCCCGCGTTCGGATCGGCGGCGAGCGTCGGGAAGTTGTCCGCGTCGCGCGCTGCGGCGGCGAGTCCGTCGAAGATGTCGTCGCGCTCGCTCGCGAGCGACAGCAGCAGCTCGAGGCACTTCTCGCGCGAGAACGGGCACGGCACGCCGGGCGAGTCGTCCTCGGCGACAAATTCCCAGCCCTTGACCACGGTCGCCGCGAATAGCTCGGCGGTGTGCTGCCGGCTCGCTTCGATCTTCGCCTCGGTGAGCCGTCCGCTGCCGAGCTTCTTACTCTGATCATTGGCGAGCTTGAGGAGCATCGACATGTACGGGCCGTTGCCCTTGCCAGCGTAGGCGAGCTCGAGCACCGGATTCTTGTCGAAGCCGAGCGTGATCGTGTCGAGCGTGAACTTGAGTGTGCCGGCCGGCTTCTGCTTGCTGAGCTGGCTTCCGAATCCCATGCGCCAAGGGTCGGGCTGGCCCGAGCGGTGGTCGAGATGCCCGGATCAGGTGATCAGCTCGCCGGCAGGTACGGGAACACGGTCATGCCGAGCGAGAAGTTGTATGTCGTGTCGCGGAATGCCTCGATCGACGCCGGCAGCTTCACGGCCTCGTTCGCCGCGATGTCTGGGCCGCCGTCGCCGAGCGTCAGGGACGGCACATCGAACAGGACCGCGCCGTCCGTGCTCGCGATCGCGACGTCGAACGCGCACGTGCGGTTGTCGCGGATCGCCTTGCACACGTCGTCCTGGGTGAAGATGCACGTGACGTCGAGGCTGACGTCGAAGCGACCCGTGATGATGCGCTTCGCGCCGAGCGTGCCCTGCTGGACCTGCGGCTTGACGTTGTTATTGACCGTCAGCTTCCAGTCGAGGATGTCCGTCGAGATGCCCGTCTCGTCGGTGTTCGATACGCGCAGCCGACGAACCTGCGAGGCCGTCGTGAACAGCGCGGTCTGGACGGGCGTCGGCGCGGCTGCGGCGCCGGTCGCTCGCACCGTGCTTGGATCGGTGAAGTCCGTCGCTGCGAAGCTCACCGCGGCTGTGATCTTGTCCTCCGATGGCGCGTTGATCTCGAACGTATTGACCAGCGCGCCGAGCGCGTACGCGTAGCTCGTCGCACCCGCAGCCGCCGCGCCGGGATAGCCGATCTCGAGCGTGTAGCTCGGCTCCTTGTAGTCCGCCGAGTCTCCGAACACGTTGCGCACCCACGGGCCGAAGAACAGCTGGATCGTCTTGCCCGTCCCCGGATCGGTCGCCCATGCCTGATTCTTACGATCGACGGTGATCACGCCGGCCGCGACGCCGGTGATCCGCGCGAAGCCGCGATTCTGCGCCGCGACGGTGAAGCCGAGCGCGCCGGGTGCCGCGGCCGTGCCGCCGCCGACCCAGACCCACCAGCCGGGCAGAAGGCCGAGCCCTGCGAATGCATTCGCGGCGCTCGTGAGGTTGCCCGCCGCGTTGACGCCGATGTCCCCGGACGCGCCCTGGTAGCCGACGACCTCGACGACCGCGGTCGCCGGCGGCGTCTCGATCGTACCGCCCGTGATCGCGATCGAGCCCGCCGTCGATCCCGCGCCGACGACCTTCAGGCCGTTGTTCAATGTGGTGCCGCGGATCCACAGGATCGCTCCCTGCGGCAACGCACCGCCGGCGGGCACGCCGATCGCGGTGGCCGTGAACGACGTGGGCACGAAACGGCCGACGCCGGTGCCGCCGGGATACTTCGTCGCGCTGCGGAAGATGCCCTCCCAGAACGCTTCGAGCAGCTCCTTGTTCAGGTCCTGCGTGACCTTCGGAGCGCTCTCGAGCCCGACGACAGCGCCCTTCTCGCGCTGGAGCATGATCGACAGCGGCTCGCTCGAGACCCGCTTGAGCTTCGCGTAGAAGTCGGACAGCCCGCCGCCGTTGGGTTGATGCCGCCGGTAGCCGGCGGTGGCCTGGACGCCGAGCGTCGTTTCGAGCGCGCTCTGCAGGCTGACGAAGTCCGACTTGACGAGCAGCGACATGCCGGCATCGTCAAATCCGTGGGTGCGGTGGTCGATTTGCGGCGGAGCGCACCGGCTCGGGCGTTACGCGCGACCGGTGAAGTCGAACGGCACGGGTACGAGGAGCGTGGCCCACTTGCCTTCCTTGCCCGGCACGGATCCAGCCGCGGCGCTGTAAACCGGCTCGACGCCGGGTGCGCCGCCGATCGTTTGCGACGCGAAGATCGCCCGGACGTCTCCGGCCAGCATGGCGAGCTGGCGTGCGCCCGCGTCGAGCGGCCCGTACAGCTTCACGTTGATCACGCCGCGGTACTCGAATAGCCGCGCGCCGATCGGCCCCTGCGTGAGCTGCCGTGCCACGAGCGGCCCGAACGTGACCGTTGCGGCCGCCGACGCGTCCTGCGGCCGGAACGCCTCGTTGTGCAGCGCGTACGGAATCTCCGGATGCGCCTGCTCCCAGCCGCTGCGCCAGCGTTCGCTGATCGCCTCGATCGCCTCTGCCTCGGTCACAGCTCGATCTTCTTCGCCATCCAGCGCTGCTTGACGCGCTCGTCGGCGCGTTCGATTGCGTGCTCGACGAACTCTGCCTCGGCCTGCGGCGATGAGCCCTCGTTGAGCTGCTGGATGTACGGCGCGTTGTTGGCCAGGCCGAGCTCGGCTTCGGGGTCGCGATTGGCGATCACTGCGGCGATCGCTGACTGCTGCGCCGATGCGGCTGCGCCGACGTCGTCCGGGCTGCCGTTGGGCGCGGTGGGCGGCTCGCCGACGTACGGCACCCAGTTCGATCGCGCCCACGTCGTATCGACGGGCGTGGCCGCGACGATCTCGGCGGTGCGCTCGAGCACGATCTCCTTGCGAACATGATCGAGCTGCGCGGCGAGGTCGATCGCGATCCGCTGGCTCTGGCGCGTCATGTCCAGAGGATCGAGCTCGAGCGCGCGGTGGTCGAGATCAGCGACGGCTGGCGCGACGATCGGCGCGGTTCTGTGCGGGCGTTAGGACGTCGACGCGGTGTCCCGGCGTCATCGTGACCTTGCGACCGCCATCGAGCGTGACCTCGCGCGGCGGTCCGACGGGATCGACGTCGATCTTGAGCGCTGTCCACAGGATGAACAGATCGAACGGCGATACGCCGAGGTCGCGCCACGGGAACGGAGCACCCCGCGCGAACCGGTGAGGCCCGAACAGCAGCTCCTCGCACGCCACTGTGAAGGCGGCGTCCTCGTCGAAGGCTACGCGGACCAGCGACATCAGCCGACCGGTTACGGGGTGACCATGCCCTGGAAGTACGTGCCGGCCTCGGGCGTGATGACGCCGAAGCCGTTGTAGACGTCGATGATGTTCGCCCAGCTGCCGCCCGGACCCGCCTTCTCATCGCGGACCTTGCGGATCTGGATGCCCTGGTCGCTCGCGACGCCGTTCCAGACGAACCGCGCGAACGCCGCGGGCTCCTCGGACTGCAGCGTCAGGCCCGCGTCGCCGTTCTCGTCGCCGGCGGTCGGCGAGTAGAACAGCAGACCGTCGTCCGGCGGAACGATCGGCAGGTTGTTCGGCGTCTCGTTCTCGAGCGCGGCGTTGTAGATCGCCGTCGAGACACCGACCCACTTGATGCCGAGCAGCGCGGCGATCTGCGGCGCCTCGGCGGCGCGTGCGGCGGCGATCAGCGTGTTGTTGCCGTTGATGGTCGCGAACACCTGCGCCTTGATCTTCGCGGCGTTCCGGACCTTGTGCCAGAGCCGGCCGCCCATCGCGAAACCCATCTGCTCCGGCGCCATGCCGGTGAGGTTGCTCTGGATCCGGATCTCGTCCTGGATCGCCTCGATGATGTCCGCGCCGGCGTTGTCGAAGTAGAGGCGGTTCTTCGCGGTCGCCGTGCCGGTGTTGTCGGCACCGGCGCCGGTGACGGTGCGATACCAGGCGGACGGCGTGAAGAACGTCGCCGCCATGCGTCGCTCGGTGTGCAGCGCCGCCTTGTAAGCGAGCACCCGGGGCACGAGCAGCTCGGGATTCCGCTCGACGTCCGCGGCGGCTGCAGCCGCGTCGTTGACGTCGTACTCGAGCGACCGAGCGTCCGTCTTGAACGGTGCGGTGCCGTAGCCCCACGCCGCCTTCTTCGGCGCTGCCGTCGGACCGCGCGGCTCGAGCTCGTCGCGGTTGAGGTCCCCCACGTTGACTGTCGTGTAGAGGCCGCTCGGCTTCTTGACGACCAGCTTCGGCACCATCTTCGTCGCGATGAATCGCCCATCGCTGACGAACCGACGAACCGCCATGTTGGTCTGGGGGACGTCGACGTACAGACTGCCAGGTGCAAAGTCGGCCATGGTCGGAATCTCCTAAAGGGGTGCTGCGAGCGAGAACGAAGCGATGGGACGGGTGGAGAGGAGGTCGCGCTACGGCTTGGCGTAACGCGCGACGGGAAGGACCGTAATGATCGCGCCGGCCGCGCCGGCCGCTTCCATCGCCTTCGCGGCGACGATGTTCGTGGCGACCGCGGTGATCGCGTCACCGTTCGCGTTCGGCGTGAGCTCGGCGCCCTTCGCGACAGCCGCACCGACCTGGACCTTGCACGGGCGCAGATCGGTGTAAAAATCAACCGCATCGCCCGCGGTCGGCGCCTTCACGAAGTGGCCGCCGATAATGCCGTCGGCGCGCTCGCCGAGCACGGAGCACGCTGCGACGCCGGTGGCCGTGTACTTGCCGAAACGCCAGATCTTGGCGGTGAGGTCCCCGGACGCATCTGCGTTGACCGGTGGAACGGCGGTATCGATCTTGCCCATGGCGGCGAACTCCTACGTGAGCGGTGTGATTCGGTTCGGTGATTGCTGGTTGGGAGCGATGACGATCGAGACGGGCTAGCCGGCCTGCCGGCCGTAGGCGCGCGTGGCGTCGTAGGCCTTCTTCAGCTCGATGCCCTTCTCGGTGGTGAGGAAGCGCTCGAGCGCGAGGCCCTCATCCTTGATGCCCTTCTCCTCGGCGAACTTCTTGGCGCCGTCGTTGAAGGCCTGGAGTGCGTCGGCTGGCTCGGCGTCACCGCCTGGATCGGCGCCGACCGGCTTGCCGAGCGACTTCATCGCGGCGTCCGCGCCCTTGAGCATGGCGGTCACGCTGTCGCGAACCTTCTCGTCGGCGATCGTGTCGAGCGCCTTGAGCGCCGCGACCTTGGTGTCCTCGTCCCCGGCGAGGTGTCCGATCTCGGTCTTCGCGCGCGCCTTGTACAGCGCGACGAGGCCGGTCGCCTTGCTCTTCTCGAGCTCGGCCGCGTTGGCGTCGTTGTCGCGCGCGAGCTGCTCCATGAGCGCCCCCTGGGACTTGCGGATCTCGACGCCCTTGACCGTCTTGTAGACGACCGGGTCCGCCTCGAGCTTGGACTTGACGATCGCTTCGCGGTCGGTGAACGACTTGCCGACGAACGGCTCGATCTCGTCCGCTGGCAGCGTGGCCGCATGAAGCCGCTGCGCTTCGGGCAGTGTGAGCGCGAGCGCGAGCAGCTTGGCGAGCTCGGTGTTGCGCTTCTCGAGTGCGGCGATCTTGTCGGCGTCGGTGGTCATCGTTCGCTCCGGTGGCTTTGTGGGGTTGACGCTAGGTGCCGCTGGGGCGGTGGTCGAGTTGGCTGCGGGCATCGGCGCTGGAAGGCGCTTCGTCGTCGGCGCCACGACCTCGTGCGTGTGGCCCGCGGCCTCGCCGATCGTGATAGCCGCGCCGTCTCGAACCCACGGGTGGGAATGCCACGCGTAGCTGCCGTCGTTGGCGGACTCGCTGCTCGTCATGCCGCTCTGCTGCTCGTCGACAGACGGCACGAGGTGTGAGTGGCCATTGGTGGCCGTGGTGAGCACGGCACGCTTCGCGAGATCCACGCCCCGCGTGATCTTGTCCGGCGCAGACGGTTCTCGCTTCATCAGCGCGACCGTCGCCGGCTTGTGACACGGGCGATCGACGCCGCTCAGCTCGTTGATGCGCAGATGAACGAGACGGGCCTTCGGCAGCTTGCTCATGTCGTGGTCTCCTTCGAACGGACCCCGCCGCCGCCGATCGAGAAGCCGGTCAGCTCGCCGCGCTCGAACTTCGCGAGCATGTCCGGATCGGGCTTCATCGCCACAAGCCATCCGGTCATCTGGGCATCGATCGACAACGCCTTCGCGATGTCCTCGGTCAGCGGAAACGAATGGACGACCGCACCGCGCTCGCTACCGTCGTGCATCTCCTTCGCGATACGCGCTGACTGCATGAAGTCGGTGACCGCGACGATCATCTCGTCCTCGGAGATGTGATCGGCGTACATCTCGCCGTCGTCCTCGTCGACAGAGCCCTGGTCGTAGTAGGGCTCGAACTCGCCCGCGGCGTTCTTCGTCGCGCAGATGAGCGCGTAGCCGAAGACGAGGCCGAGCTTCTTGTCGACCTTGCAGACGCTGACCTCGACCTTACGGATCGCTTTCGTCACGCCCCGACGGTCGACCGGGCGATCGCGGTGGTCGAGTTACGCCGGCAGCTTGGGCACGCCGCGGACGTACCGACGGCGCGGCCGAATCACGTAGACCGCCTGACCCGGCGCGGCCGCGAACACGGCGGTCACCATCTCCCAGTAGTCGCCAGCCGGTATCGGCTTCGTGTCAGCCGTCGCGATCACGATCTTCGCCTGACCGATCGACACGACCTGGTCGCGCACAATGATGCCCGCGACCAGGTCCTTGGCGATCAGCACCTGGTCGGCATCGTCGAGGCTCGCCTTGAGCACGTACTCGAGCCCCGTGACCCGGTACGGACCGGTCTCGATATCGACCGGCGTGCCGTCCGGCAACTCGGTCGTCGGCACACCATCGGTCACGGTCACGATCAGGTCGGTGGCTTCACCGCGATAGAAGACGTTCATGTGTGATGCCCTCCGGTGAGCGTGCCGCCGGCGAAACGCGTCGTAACCAGCGTGCCCTCGACATACGGCACGACCCGCTCGACCTGAATGAAGGTGATGGCGGGCGTGCCGATTGCGCCAGCGCTGACGCCTGCAGCATCCACGAACACGATGAGGCGTGTCGTGCCGTGCGTCTCTGCGCTCGCGATCCCGGTGAGCGCCAGCGCGTTCTCGAACGCCAGCGCGGCCGCGCCCACCACAGCATCGGTGGGCAGGCCGGTCGCATCGACATATGCGACGAACGATGCGCTGCCGATCGCTTCGGCGCTACCAACGCCGCTCGTGTCGACGTACGCGATCAGTGATGTCGCGCCGACCGTCGCGGCGCTCGCGACGCCGGCCGCATCGATCGCACTAGCGAGCGAAGCCGCCCCCACCGCTGCATCGCTGGCCACGCCGACGGTATCGATGTTTGCAGAAGTGCCGAACGAAGGTGCACCGATCGCCGCGCCGCTGGGGATGCCAGTCGCGTCGACGTATCCAACCAGCGCCGTGGTGCCGACTGCAGCGCCGCTCGCAACACCGGCCGCGTCGACGTACGTGACGAGCGCCAGCGCGCCAATCGCTTGCCCGCTGGCAATCCCTGTCGTATCGACGTACGCAACCAGCGCCGCAGCACCGACCGCAGCGCCCGTCGCGACGCCCGTCGGCACTAGCTCTGCGACGAGTGTCGCGGCGCCGATCGCCTCGGCGCTGGCGATTCCCGTCGCGTCCGCGTGCGCGATGGAGAGCGGGGTGATGCCAAGTGCGAGCGACTGACGCTCGGGCAAGAAGCGCAGCCATGGATTTCCGTCACGAAGGCCCATCGCTAGACCTCCATGAAGTCGATCTCGGTCGCGAAGTTGATGATCGACTGCCCAGTACCATTGAACAGTAGCTGCAGACAGGCATCGGTCTGGATCTGCGGCATGTGCATGCCGAGCTCGCGAAACGGCAGGCCGCTCATGCCGTAGTCCTGCGCATTGAGAACCGGCAGACAGAGCAGCGGTCGCAGCAGCGTGACGCCGAAGTTGCCGGCGGTGCCTGTCGTTCCGGCGAGCGTCACGCTCTGGACCGAACGCACGCCGGTGTCGCCCTGCTGGAGCGACACGAAGAACATGCGACCGGCTGCATTGTTGTTGGTCGCCCCGAAGTCGATCGGCTGCGACGTGCGGCCGGCCGTGCCTGCCTGATTCGTGTAGCTGATCGTGAGCGTCGTGGCCGTAGCACCCACGGCCGTGTAGATCTCGACGCACGCAATCACTCGATCGCCGGTCGTGTAGCGCGTCAGAGCGGGCGTGCTCACGGTCTGCGCGGTCGTCACCGTGCCGCTCAGACCGCTGATGTGGGCGAGGCGATCCGCAAGCATCAACGTCCCGGCGAGGTTGTTGCTCATGTACCAGGAGCGAACCCAACCGAACAAACTGCCGCTCGCCGGGTTTCGCTGCCCGATCGCTCCGTTCGTCGTGCGGTCGCAGGTGGCTGCTGTAGTCGGAGGGAGAGCCGACGCTCCAGTGATTGCTCCGGAATTGTTGAAGGCTTTCGTGCCGAGGTCGAAGTAGCTCGCCCACCGCGTCCCCGCGGGATGCGTCAGAGAGTTGCCGCCACCCAAGATCTTCTCGTCGGGAACGGAGAGCTTGGAGACGTACGCCGCGAAGTCTGCGAGAGCCATGATCAGCGCTCCGCCATCGAGGCAAGGAAGCCAAGCGATATCGGCGTAACCGGGGAGGGCGGCAAGAGCGCAGCGCAGATGCACGCCCCGCTGACGTCCGGCATATTGCCGTCGAGGTACGTCTTCGTGGCGGACATCCCGGTGATATGGATGCCGATGACATCGATCGGTCTCGAGATCGTGATACCGAACGCGCCGGCGGTCCCTGTCGTAGCCGTGAGCGTCACGCTCTGGACGGACCGGACCCCGGCGTCGCCGGACTGCAGGGTCACTGGAATGATCCTGGCAGCCTCGCGCAAGCCTGTACCGCCGAATGACACGGTCGCGGTGCGCCCCGACGTTCCATTCTCGTTCGTATAGCTGATCGTCGCGGTCGTGTTCGTCGCACCGACTTGCGTGTAGATCTCGACGAAGATCTGGTTTCCAGCGCCACCGGTGTTGCGCGTGATCGAGCCGCCGACGGTCTGTGCCGTCGTGAGTGTCCCGTCGAGGTTCCCGCTGTGCAGCAGACGGTCGTAGACGACCACAACCCCACTGGTGGCGGTCGTGCAGTTCAGATACGCGCTCAGCGAATCGAGCCACTTCTGACGTCCGCCGCCCGGTGCCGTCTGCAGCCAACCACCGACGGTGGTGTTATCACAGGCCGCCGCGGCACCCGGCGTCGATCCGTGGCTTGGACTGCCCTCGAGCAGCCACGTCGAGTACCACCGGCCTGTGAGTGTAACGCCGGCGGCGGCTCCGCCGATCCGCCACTCCTTGTTGATCATGTAAAACTCTGGCGCCCCAGAATTCCCGCCGGTCTTGCGGTTGATGACCTCGTGCATGTCCGCGTAGGCGGTCATTCAGCGCTCCGCCATCGCAGCGAACAGTGAGAGCGTCGTGGGAACGGTCGTCGCGTTCGAATGAAACATGAACGCGAGGCACGCGGTGGAGACGTCCGGAATCGGGCCATCAAGCGACGTCCTGGTGGTGCCGACGGCGCCTGACTGGAGGCCGAGCATCATCAATGGCCGCGCGATGATCACGCCGAAGTCACCGGCCGTGAGCGTCGAGCCCGCGAGCGTGATCGATTCGACGGATCGCACGCCCGAGTCGCCGGACTGCAGGGGCACCGGGATCGCGCGACCTTGCTCGCGCAGGTTGGTGCCGCCGATCGGGAATGCGGGCGACGTACGACCGGCGGTCCCGGCTTGGTTCGTGTAGCTGACAGTCGCGGTCGTCGCGGTGGTGCCGATCGCCGTGTTGATCTCGACGAAGATCGCGTTGCCGACGCCGCCGGTGTATCGCGTGATCGCTCCGCCAACGGTCTGCGCGATCGTGAGCAGGCCCGACAGTCCACCGCAATGCAGCAGACGGTCGTAGATCATGACCGACGAGTTGTTGCTGCAACAGGCGACGACGCTGTCGAGCCACTTCTGACGTCCGCCGCCCGGTGCCGTCTGCATGAAGCCGCCCGACGTCGTGTTGTCGCAAGCAGCTGCCGTCGTCGGCACGTTGCCGTGGCTCGGGGTGCCTTCCAAGAGCCAGCTCGAGTGCCACCTGCCGATTGCCGGCGCCGTCGCAACCGCTCCAGCGATCCGCCACTCCTTCGAGACCATGAAGTAGTCCGGCAAGCCGGAGTTACCCCCGGTCTTTCGGTTCACGTACTCGTTGAGGTCGGCGTAGGCGCCCATCGCTACTCTGCAGTCGGCGCATCCTTGAGCGCGTTCAACGCGCGTGCGATCGCGGCACGCTCTTCTGGCGTCATCGCGCTGAACTTCTGCACCGCGAGCGCATCGGCGCGCTCGGCACTGAGCTTGCGCTGGCGCTCCTTGAGCGCGTCGATCTGTTCCGACAGCGCGTCGATTTCGAGCTGGATCTCTTCGAGGCTTCGGTTCATGACGGCTCCTTCGATGGTGACGGGACGCGATCGAGTGACGGCATGCCGACGACAGCGCGGGACGGTACCGAGGGGATTCGCCGCAGGTCACGGTCGTGCGCGGCGAGCTTCCGCGCCTCGTCGAGCACGCGAGGGTCGCCGCTGATCGCGACCGGCGCGCCAGTCCGAAGTAGCAGCGCTTGATCGTCAGCGATCTTCGGCGCCGTCGCGATGGTCTCGGCGACCTGCGAGAGCCGCACCATGTGTCGGCCGAGATCGCGCGCCGCTTCCCACGGCAGCGAGACGGCGCGGCCGTCGCCGAGATCGACGACGACTCGATCGCCATCGACGCGGACGCTCGCGCACTTGATCTGAGGAATGACGATGGCCATGCCGTTACCTCACAGCTTGAAGATTCGATTCGCTCCGCTGTCCCAGCGAACGGTCACGTCCGACCCGCTCGGCGTGAACGGCAGCCCGGTAGCGGTATCGATGAAGACGACGAGCGTACTGGTGCCGGCAACACCGGTGTCGCGATAGATGACGAGCGACTCGATGCTCGCGCCGGTGACTGCGGTCAGCGTGATGTCGTCGGCGTCGGCAACGCCCGCCGTTTTCGTCTTGTTCGCGAGGTTGCCGGACGTCGCGACACGCGCGCCGGCCGTGATGTCGGAGAGGTTTTGATCCGTGGCCGGTACCGGCGTGTCGACGCCATGATCGACGAACACGAGCTTGAAGTTGTGAGCGTCCCAGTCGAGATCGCCGCCGAGGAAGAATTCGCGTCCGATATCGAAGAGTGCGTTGGCCATCAGAAGCCTCCTGGCGACATGCGGCTAGCCTCGACGCGCGATGAGCGGTGGTCGAGTTGGCGTACGGCTGCCGGTGTGCGCTCGGGTGCTCAGCGATCCTCGATCGCGGCGGCGAATCGGCGACCGAGCTCGAGGTAACTTTGCGAAGTGAAGTGGGCACGGCTGGCGGGCTGCATCGCGAGGTCGTCAGCGGTAATCACCACCACATCGGGCCGTTCGTGAGCCGTGCGCTCCTGGCCGGCGCGCACCATGTCGGGTCCGGTGCCGACGAAGCTCCCGTGCAGCCGGTTGAGGACGAAGCGAGCAGCAGGAAACCGCGCGCGCACCGCGTCTACGAAGGCGATCAGGTTGTCACCATAGGCCTGCGCCGTCGCTGCATCCGATGCGTCGCGTTCACCCTGGATCCAGACGACGGCAGAGACCGGCATGCCCTGCGAGACCTCGGCCGCAGCCGCACCGCTGACGAGCCGCGCGAACAACGGACCGTCGAGTCGCCAGTCGTACGCCAGCGAGGTCGCACCGATCGCCACCTTGTCGACCGCCGAGCCGGGCGGCAGCGCACGACCGAGCGTGAGCTCGACGCCAAACGTGCCGTCGGTGCGCGGCGACAGATCGCGCCACGCACCGCCGAGCTCTTGGTAGCGCGCCTCCGGGTAGGGCTGCGCGAAGTCGACGTCGGCGCCGGAAAGATCGGCGACCTGGCCGATACCTTCGGCGTTTGACTGGCCGGCGATCATGACCAGGCGAGACCGAGGTAGCGCATCCGCGCTCGGTGCGTCGTGTGACGCGGCTTGTGAGCTGCACGCGACCAGCGCAACGGCGATCAGCAACGAACGCATGACGTGCGCAGCGTCGAACCGCCGATAGCGGTGGTCGATTTACGCCGGCACGAGGTGCGTCGTCAGAAAGCAGCGGCAGCCGACGATCTCTTCGCTCCGCGCGTCCGGATCGCCCGGATATGCGATCGGGTAGCCAGCGCCGGTCTCGAACCGCTGCCCGAGCCGGCGCTCCTGGCCGTGCATGACGCGATGGCTCGCTCGGGTGCGCTTGTCGTGGAGCGAGTTCCACCGCCGCACGACGACCATGTCGTCGGCGATCTGCCCGGCCTCGGCGGCTTGTTGCAGGAGCTCCTCGGCGCCCTCGTGCACGGCGCGTAGCGCTTCGGTCCGGGCGATCACGTCCGCGCGGAACGCGACGTAGTTCGTGCGGTACCGCTCGACCATGCCGTCGATTCGCGCCGGATCGATCGCCGTGCTGTTCTCGAGCGCGCGCCGCAGCGCCTTGTCCGACCGCGCGTCGCGCAGCTCGCGACCCAGCGCATCGCGCAAATCGCCGCTCTCCAGCGCGCGCCGGTAGCTCGCGACGTGGCGTTCTTGGGTCGGCGTGAGGCCGATCGAATCACGCAGGTCGCGCGCGATCACCTGCGCACTCCGTCCAGCATTGACGCCTTCGCCGACGACGTCACGAATCACCTCGTGCTGCTCGATCCCGAGGTCGCGGATCATGTCCGTCTTGTTTTGCTCGGCCCACGCGACCGCGCGCGTCCCGGCCGCGTCGAAGCTGACCAGCTTGTCGGCGACGAGGTCGTCGAGCCATGCCGCCGCCTTCTGGCCGCTGGTCACGTAGCCGTCGTGCACCTCGGTGGCGAACCTGATCGCGGCGTCCTCGACGCCCTGGATCGCGCCGGCCAGATCGCCCGCGCGCAACCTCTCGGCGACGTCGTCGAGCTGATTCTGGTCGCGCAGCCACTCGACCGCCTCGCCCCAGGCCCGGCCGAGCCGGCGCTCGATGGTCGCGACCAGGCGCTCCATCTCGTCATCGCCCACGCTCGGCCTCCAAGAGCGCATTGCACTGCGCGATGCACTGGTCGCAGATGCATGGCCCGAACACTCGAGGGCTGCCCCAGTCAGCACGGATCAAGTACCGCACCTCGTTCCGCTTCTTGCCGCAAAAGAAGCAGAACGCTTTCAGCGTAACGGTGACAGTCGGCGCGTCATCACCCACCGCGTCACCGCCTCGCGAGGCACTTGTAGATCGCGCCCACCGGATCGCTGTGCACGCCCTCGACCCGAAACGTCACGAGCTCGCCGGAGTCGGGCGGGTGCTCGATCGTCACCGTGTCGTTCGACTGCGGGACCGTGTCGAGCGATCCGCCGAGGAGCGCCACGATCAGGTCTTCCTTCTGGACGATCGCGCCCGGGAACTCGGTGCCGTCGTAGGACTTCACGAACCCCTTCGCCTCGTACGTTTCCTCGATGGACTGGCGCCCCGCCGAGATGATGTACGGATCACGCTCGCCGGGCGTGCGGCGGGTCAGCGTCGCATCGAGCACATGCTTGCCCAGATACTTCGCGACCTGGCCCGGGATGTAGCTCGAGATCAGCTTCGGCATCGACGCACCTCAGAACGGGTCCCAGCGCTTCAAAACGTCGCAGTCGTCGAACGCCGAGTCGCTGCCAGTGCCGCTCGAGCCACCCGACACGACGACGGTCGCGCCGCCACCGCTCAGGTACTTGCGGATCAACTGCTGGACGACCACGGGCAAGACGCCCGCGCTGCCGTCGCGCGCCGAGGTGCTACGGAAGAACTCGATCCGGGTGCCGTCGGCGTCGAGGACGCGGACGTTGCTCCCCTGATCGGCCGCGGCCGCGGCGTCCTCGTCGACCGCGAATACG